ATAGCTCACATCCGCAAAAAAATAATATTTCATGATTGTATCTATGATTTGATCATATACGGGCCAGGGATATTTTAATTTCATCTCATGCGCGTATTGATTCAGCATCGAAACAAGGTGATTTCTAATTTTGACAGAATTCATTTTCTTTTCCCCTTTTCATGATTTACAGTTGGCCGGGCTTGTGACCGGTCCGCCGCATTACCGGCCGGATTTCTCCGGCCGTCACTCTGCGATCATGCCGCATCCGCGTCGTCGTCATCGTCGTCGGTATAATTGACGATATCAGAAATCAGCTCTTCAAAATCAGAATCATAAAAATACAGGTGATTGTACTTTTCGATGATGTCATCGAGCAAAGATTCTTCCGAAACGTTCGAGCGGTAAAGGCTTGCTCTGTCGCTGGTGCTGTCGATTCCGTAAATAGAATCAACAAAATACTCATCGTTATGACTGAAACCGGCCGCCAGCTTATCCAGGAATTCAGAAACCTTGCAATCACAGAAAAGATCGTCAAGTTCATACATAGGATAGCAGCGGAAACCGTCCGCATAGCCGTCCCAACTGTCGAGCTCGTCAACCATTGCACAAAACAGATCGTCATCGTTATAGAGCATTTCCAGCGCATTATTGATCATTTCCTCATAGTTTTTCATTGTTTTTTCCCCTTTTCAAAATAATTTTGTTGATTGCTCTTTTCGGCAATCATCACAGCGGAAAAGCCTTTTTTCTTCTCTGCTGTGATCATTGCCGAAACAATGACCGGATGTTTTCATGCTCACGATTTACTTGTTTATACACGCGCCGAACGGCAGTTGAAAACATACCCATAAAGCTCCGTTCGCTGTGGCCCCCGTGTGGTCTTTTTGGCGCTGTCCTGCCGCGCACGGCCTCAGATTCAACTGTATATCTTGAGTTAGAGGGCGATTAATTATTTTAGGCCGGATAGCCTCATTACCGGCCGTATCTGGTAATTTGTTTTTCGGGGTGATACCAGAAAAGCGCCCCGCGGATTTTTTCGCGTTCCTGCGTTTGCCGTCGCCGTGCTGTCGGATACAGTCGCGGCCGCCCTTGCTCTTGAATTCCGGAAAGCTGTTTTACATCATACGCGGCCGGTTTTTCTGGAATGGTACCGGCCGCGCGCGGTGGTAGTTTGAAAAGGTGAAAAGGGAATTTTCAAATCATGCTTTTCAGGCGTGCTATATCCCTATAGCGGCAGCAGCTTTTCCCGTGCGGATGAATTTCAGTCTGTCCTATCATTTCCCGCGGTGTCAATTCCTGTTATTCCAGCTCGGCCGCGTCCCTGTGACGCGGTGTCATTGCCAACGGTTTATTGCACTTTCCGCCTTGCCTGTCACGCTTTCCCGAGAGCGTGCGACGTTCAGATTTTCAAGTTCCAGACGGTACCGGCTTTTCAGCTTTCCCGCGTCCGTCGGTTTTCTTCTTTCCTGTCTCCCGCTGCCAGGGTGCCGCGGGTCCGTGTCGGCTTGCTTCTGTCTTTCACTGTCTGCATAATATCACTCTTACTCATGAAAGTCAACAACTATTTATCACTCTTACTCATGATTGTAGGATTGCACAAATTGACGGGTCTGTTTTTGTGTAATACTCACAATTTGCACAGCGTCCTTTTTGCCGCGTGCCGTGTCCAGCTTTTCCGGCATATTTCGCGCCGTTTCCCGTGTCGCGCGTTTTAAGCGGCCACAGCGCGTTTTTTGCGGTCAGGTGGTATCATTGCATTCCCTGGGCCTTGCGCGTCAAATACGGCCGTTTCTGGCCTCATACGCGCATCCGGCTTTTTTCGCGTGCGGTCATTCCCTGGCCGGGTCCATTTTTCCGCGTGCGTTTTCCTGCTGCCGCGTCTCCGCGTCTCTCCGGCCGTCTCTGCTGTGATCAGATACCACCGCGGACCGTCTCCGGCTCGGCTCCGTCTCTCCGTCTCCGTACACCGTCGGCAGCCTGGCCAGCTCGGCTCCGTCGGCACCGTCTCCGCCTGGCTTTCTCCGGCTCTGTTTTTGGCTGGGCTGGGCCGGGTTACGTCGGTGGATTATGACACGCGGCAAAATTCCAGCTTTTTCGGCCGGTTTTTTGGCAGCGTCGGCAGCCTCTCCGGCCGCGGTCCGTCCCTGGCAGCTTTTCGGCCGTCCGTCCCTGGCGTCGGCCGCTGTGATCAGGGAAAGACGGCCGCGGCGCTGTGAACGTCGCATAATACCGATTAAATACACCAAAATTTATACACTTTTTGAAAAGTGTATAAAATAACCGGCTCTTTTCCGCGGCGTCGGTCCCTGGCTGGCTTTCCTGTCTGCATCCGCGGCCGCGGCAGCCTCTCCGGCCCCGTGGGGGAATCCGGCCCCGGCCCCGGCCGCCGGGTTACCCCCACAAACACCCGAAGTAACAAAAGGGCCTGCCCTCGACCGCAAAAGGGGGAGGCAGGCGGGAGTCGGGAGGGGCAGCCGGACAGGGCGGTGGAAGACGGAGCTGGGAGGTAAAAAACGGGGCGGTGGCGGTGGTCGGGAGAATGGGTCTGGAACGGTCTGTTCCGGGCAAAACTGGAACAGCGGTGATACTGTTCCGGTATCGTTCCGGATCACTGTTCCGGGCAAGAACCCCCGTAACTACTACCTTTTTCCCCTTATAGGAACAAAGGAACACAAGAGAGAGTAAAAGAGAGAGAGTAGTAAAAAGACGTATACGAGAGAGATAGGGAAAAACCGTTCGTTCCGTTCCGCGAAAAATGCGATTTGAACTTTTCGGCAGGAAACAACACGCGAAAGCAGAAAAATAGGCGCGAATTCATAACAATTTTACGCTCTGGGAGAGTAACAGCTTCGGAACAGTCACTTTTGTGAAAATTCATTCACGATAGTGAAACGCGCAACAGTCTTTGCCATGACTGGAAATGAGTCGTTTTAATACAGTTTGACGTAGTTACGACAAGATGTTATACTGTTACAAACAGATACTTCACGTTACTTTACGATATTTCGCAATACTCAAAAATTTTTTGAAAAACAAAAGGGCGCAGTCCGGGCGGACGGGCGCGACAGTCTGAGCAGACTATTCCAAGCGGGGAATCCCAGAGCGGGACCCCGGCTGAAGGGATGGTCTGCGTTTTTATGACGGACTATGAAAACGACGTGCTGGAGAGCAGAGGCGGCATGTCCGGCTATGAGAAGACCGCGCGGAAGCTGATCGCGTCGAAGAATCCGGAAGCGCTTGAGGACGCGCTGGAGCTGTGCAAGGCGCTGGAAAAGGAAAACAGCCGGGAGATCATCGGTGCTGGCGGGAATGAGCTCATTTTCGATGACGAGAACTTCCAGACGGCGCACGCGCTGGGGCGGAAGGTCCGCACGGCGGCAAACCAGCTTCAGAAGGCGACCGGCAGCAAAAAGATGCTGGACCTGTATTTCAAGTGCCATCTGTTTGACGCGCCGTACTGGTTCGACAGCTTTTGTATTTACATCGAGAAGGACAGGGAACCGAAGCGAAAGTTCTATGTGCCAAGGCGGAAACAGCTTCTTCCGTGCGTGGAGGCCCTGCAAGATCTGGAAGACGGGAATCTGGAGCTGCTGGGAATCTCGGAACCTCCAGGCGTCGGAAAGACAACCATCGCGGAATTTTTTCTGGCTTGGGAGGCTGGGAAACACCCGGAGCTGGCCAATCTGATCGGCAGTCACAACAACGCCTTCCTAAACGGCGTGTACGGCGAAATGCTGCGCATTCTGGACCGGGGCGGGGAATATTGCTGGGGAGACGTGTTTCCGGATCTGAAGATCATCAACACCAACGCGCGGAATATGATGATCGACATCGGGAGGGACCGGACGGAAGGAAAGCGGTTCATGACACTGGAATTCAGCTCCATCGGAAGCGGGAATGCCGGTAAAGTCCGCGCACAGAACCTTCTGTACTGTGACGACCTTGTGGATGGCATCGAGACGGCCATGAGCAAGGACCGGCTGGACAAGCTGTGGCAGATGTACTACACGGATCTGCGGCAGAGAAAGATCGGCGACCGGTGCAAGGAGCTGCACATTGCGACCCGGTGGAGTCTGTACGATGTGATCGGGCGGCTGGAAACCGAGTACGCGGACGACCCGATGGCGAAATTCATACGTTTTTCTGCGCTGGATGAAAATGATGAATCGAACTTTGACTATCCCTATGGGCTTGGCTATACGACGGAAGCCCTGCACCGGCAGCGGGACATCATGGATGATGCGTCGTGGAGAAGCCTATACTGCAACGAGCCGATCGAGCGTGAGGGAAGATTGTACGATCCGGAGGAAATGCGGCGGTATTCGGCGCTTCCGGAGCGGGAGCCTGACAGCATTCTTTCCATCTGCGACACCAAAGAGCAGGGCGACGACTTTGCGGTCATGCCGATTGTCTACCAGTACGGGCAGGACTTCTATATCGCGGATTTCGTCTGCTACAACGGCAAGGTGGAGGTAATCGAGGGCCTGATCGTGGAAGGGCTGCTGAAGCACAAGGTCAAGGTCTGCCAGGTGGAATCCAACCGCGGCGGCACGCTGTTCGCGCAAAGCATCACGGAAAAGCTCCGGGCAGCAGGCGGCAGCACGCAGATCACGACAAAGTGGACCCAGAGCAACAAAGAGACGAGAATCATCATCAATTCGACTTGGGTCAAGAATCACTGCCTTTTTCGCTATGAGAGCGACTACCGGACGGACAAGGAATACCGGACGGCCATGAACCTGCTCTTCTCCTACTCCATGGCCGGGAAAAACAAGCACGACGACGTACCGGATGTCATGGCGCTGATGGCGGAGTTCTGCATGAACATCGGCGGAGCACAAGCGGAGGTCTTCAACCGGCCGTGGTAAAAGATGAAAACCACAAGGGACAGACGAAAAAGTTGACATAAAATTACAAAAACCACAATAATAGCGCAAAAAGGTGTTTACAAACACAATATCTTGTGCTATGATCATTATGTATAAATAGGCGGATAGACGGGCGAAGTGCGCTCTGTTTGTCCAAACAGCGTGTCAAAGGTGAAATAAGGTTGAAACAAGCGATTTCTCTTTCACCGGTGGCCGTTCGGCAGATCGAGAATATCCTGAATGAAGGACATGCGGCGCAGGTCAAGATCATCAAGGAAAAGCGCGGCAGGCGTCTTCTGGTCCAGGAGATTCAATCGACAAAAAAGTATGATACCGTAATCGCCGTGTACGGCGAATGATGTCATAGATACTGCGGTTATCTCCGTGTTTGGAGAATAACGACGGCCCGAGCGGGTCAACTGCTTACAGATTGTAGGCGGTTGGCCCGCTTTTTTTGTTTTTCGGGCCAACTGATCGAAATAACGTGAACTTCTGGACGGGAGGCGCGGAACGGAATGGAAGGCAGCAGACTGGAAAACTACACAGTTCGGGCTCTTGACATCTTCCCCGAACATGCGCTGACCGGCAGACGGAAGATCACGTCACCTGTCAGGGAAATCACTGCGGCGAACGTGCGTGACGTGCTGGACAGCGCCCTGTCCAAGCAGATCATCAATGCAGGGGAAATTCAATACCTGTGGGACTACTACCGTGGCAAACAGGACATCCGGCGCAAGAAAAAATACGTCCGGGAGAACATCAACCACAAGATCACGGTGAACCGGGCTAACGAGATCGTGACCTTCAAGACGGCGTACCTGCTGAATGAGCCGATTCAGTATATCAGCCACGGGGACGACCGGAAGGACACGATCAGCAGACAGATCTCTCAGCTCAATGAGTTCATGCGGGCGGAGGACAAGGAAAGCCACGACAAAGAGATCGTGGACTGGATGCACATCTGCGGCGTGGCGGAGCGGCTGGTTCTGACCGACAAGATGGCCGGAATCGAAAATGGCGCTCCCTTCTACCTGTACACGCTGGACCCGCGGGAAGCCTTTGTGATCTACAGCGCGGCGGTCGGGGAACGGCCGCTGGCCGGTGTGGTCATCCGCTATGACGAGAATGAAAAGATGTTCTGCGAGGTCTGGACGGAGAACCGGAAGTTTACGGTCACGAAGGACGAGGTAACGGAAGAGGGACACACGCTGGGCGGCATCCCCCTGATCGAATATGAAAACAACATGGCCAGAATGGGCGCGTTCGAGGTTGTCATCCCCATTCTCAACGGCATCAACCAGTTGGAGAGCGACGCGGTGGACGCCGTGCAGGACTTTGTAAACGGCTTCGACGTTTTCCAGAACTGCGAGATCGCGGACGGGAGTTATTCACAGCTCTCTCTCGGCGGAAAGGCCGTGAAGATCCGGACTGTGACACAGGGCATGGAAGCCAAGGTGTACCGGGTGGCGTCGGAGCTTCAGCAGGGCGGCGTGCAGCAGCGCATTGACGACCTGACCGAAAGCTATCTGACCATCTGCGGAATGCCGAACCGAAACGGCGGCAGCTCCACCAGCGATACCGGCCAGGCGGTCATTTTCAGAGACGGTTGGTCCGAGGCCGAAAGCCGTGCCAAGGACTCCGAGAAGCTGTTTGTCCGGTCTGAAAGACGTTTCCTGCGGGTGGTGCTGAATATCTGCGACGCGCAGACCGACAAGGAAATGAACCTGGGCGGACTGGAACTGAAGGACATCGGCGTGAACTTCGCAAGAAAGAGCCTCAATAACCTGCAAAGTCGCTTCCAGTGCTTCATGGAAGGTCTCGATTCCGACCTGATCCATCCGGAGCTGCTGT